AGTTGGTAAGCTGCGTGTCGTCTTCCATAATCAGCGTGGCCTTACCGTCCACCTGAACCGGACCGGACCACAGCGCGGCCGGAGACTGGGTGCCGTCCACAGCGTTAATCACGGTGACGCTGCGCTTAATGGTTACCTCGGCGTCCGTAACACCAGCCTGGGTGACGCCACCAATCTGCACAACGCCCTGCCAGCCGACCATGGGCGTGATAGCCGTAAACGATGTGGTCGGCGCGGCAGCCGCAGCGCTACCGAAAGTCGTGGCCTTGGCGCTGTAGGACAGCAGACCATCCGCGCTGAACTTGAAACCCAGCTCGCTGAACTTGGCTCCGGCGTACTGGCGGTTACCGGCCACGTACTGATCATTCAGCGTGTACGACGTCGGCTGGCCGCTACCCGTGTTCAGCACGGCGAAAGTGTGAGTGAACGGGGCGCTGGCGCCAGTCGTAGTGACGTCGCCCAGCACACCAGCCAGGGGCCATCCGATGGTGTCCGGGAAGACATCGCCGTCAAAGTCCAGCTCAGCGGAGATGGGTCCGGCTACCTGGTCGTAAACGTCGACCAGCGCGCCCCGGTAGCCCTTATCGTCCAGCAACGTCACGTTATCCTTGGGCGTGATGCCCGTAACGGGGATATACGCGGTCGACGGGACAGCCGTTCCCGGCGTTACTTCCTTGGCGATGCCGAGAAACGAAAGCTGTGTTGCCTTGGGCATTACTTGCCACCTTCCGGAGTGTCAGCGGACGGCGCGGCGGCATTACTGCCCTTGGGCTTAAAGCGTCCGTCGCCAGGGTCGGTATCGAGAGTCACGACGTCGCCAGGCTTGACGCTCAGCGAGAGTGACGGGTAATAGCGCGGCTCATCGCCGACATACGTGAAAGTGGGCACCTTAAATCCTCGTTACGCACTCGATTTCGACAGTGACGCATGCGTGTTTGCCGCCGTGGTCCTGGTCCCACTCGACTTCGGCGGTATCGCCGCGCGGAGCGGAGCGGACAACGTGGCCACCCAGCGTTATGTCAGCGCGCACGATGTTGACCACGGCGTTAGCCAGATCCATAGCGCGGGCATACGCCACCTGGCCGGTATCGCTGCCCCGGAATACGTCGACCACGATTTCGACCGTGTACGCCTCATCTAGCCAGCCAGCGGCGCCAGATCCGATCATGGCGGCTATCTCTAGCTTCCGCCGGACGGCGCCGATAGCCACGATGTCTTCCGGCTCATTCGGCCCAGGCTGGTCGAAACACACCAGCAGTGAAGCGCGAGTGTCTACCGGGTCCGGCGCTAGCTGCGCTGTGCACTGGTCGTAAAGCCACTGGCGGACGGCTGGGGCTGTGCTGGTCGGTATGCTCACGCTATCCCCGGTCCCCGGTAGAAGGGCTGCCACAGCTCCAGCACGCGACTAGGAATGGCAAAGCCAGTCGGCACCATTGCTTCGCCGCCGTCATAGGCTCCGCCGTTGAACTTAGGGCGTCCCCCGCCTTGCTGGGTCATCTGCCACAGATGGCGGATTAGCTCCAGTACGCCCAGCCGGACAGTCCAAGGGACAGCGCCGCCACGTCCGGCCGTGTAAACCACTTTGATGTTCTTGCTACCGAACGCGAATGTGGCAGCCTCGCCACCCATGGTTCGCCGCGTAATCTCGCCAGTGTCGTAATCGACTGTGAAGGCAAACGCGTTCATCTGGCCGCCGAGCGGTTGTTCCGTCAGCGGGAAGGCGGACAGCCCGTAAAACTCCGTAATGCTCAGCACGCTGGCCACCGGACCCCAGTCCGGCATGATGCGGTTAACTCCGCCATCGAAATACTGCGTGTGAGTTTCGGGCAGGAATGGCCCGCAGTGATTCCGCGCAATATCGCCAGCGGCCAGAATGAATCCCTGTAGCTCATCGTCCTGGCGGCTGTCATTGGGCGGAATGTTGAGATGAGCCTTAACGCTGGCCAGGTCGACCAGCTGTTCAATGCCCAGCGGCCGGACGTTGAACTGAGTCTCGGATGCCCAGCTAAGTCCGGTTCCCGTAGCGGTCCAGCGGACGCGCCAGACACCGGCGACGCTCACAGACGGCACAACGGCCGTGTACGCCCCGCTGACGGGTCCGGAGACCGCTGGGGTACTGGTGGCGCCAGTAGGGTCTGTAATGGCCGCAGACACGCTCACAGCGCCCTGGGGAGGGTTGCCGCTGTCGTCCAGCGGACTAGCCGTAAGCGCTACGTCCTGGCCAGTGAAATACAACAGCGGCATAACTCCCCCTAAGCCGTAGGCTCCGCAGCCTTGGCCGCTCGCTTGGGCTTGGCCAGCACGTCGGCGACGGCAGCCTTGGCAGTGTCGTACAGCTCGCGCGCATCGGCAGTCAGTGAGTCGGCGTCCAGCGCGTCAAGCTCACCGGATACCCAGGTGATTAGCTCGCGCGCTTCGGACTCTCTCGCCTTCACGCCGCTATTCACCGCGACGGCGTACGTTTCCAGTAGGCCAAACGCGTAGTTAATCGGATTCATGAATTCCCTTCAGAGGGTCGGGGCAGATAGTGAATTCACCACCTGCCCCGACTCAAGGACCGACTAGAACGACGGCGCGCCCAGGTTCTTACCCGTGATCACAGAAATGGACTTGGGGTAACGGGCGGGCTGGAAGCTCGCGTAGTTGTACAGCCGGACCAGAACCGAAAGCTGGTTAGCGTACGTCTGCGGGAAAGCCTCCGCCTTGAAATTGCCCTCCCAGGCCATAAGGTCAGCCATGCGGGCGACAATGACAGCATCCTCGTTGGTACCGGCGCCAGCCGTGAGGGTGGTCGGGATCATCGCGTCGACGTACACCGGCAGACCCAGCATGCGGCCCACGTAGCCCTGGGAGACCACGCCGTCCTGGTTGCCCAGGGCGTTCATCGGCGCGCCAGTGTCCGGCACGACCAGCGGGCGACCCTGAGAGTCAGCCTGGGTCAGCAGATACGCCCAGCGGACGGGGTGCATGATGATGGTGTCCGGCGGGAGATAGCGGTTCGTGTGAATCCGCTGGATACCGTCATTGAGCTTGCTGTAGAACGAGCTAGCCCAGGTGGCCGGAGCCGAGATGGCCGCGCTGAAGTCAATCGCGTTGGTACCGGCCAGGGTCATGATTCCGGTCAGGTTACCGGCGCCACCAGCACCAGAGAGAATCTGGGTGTTATAGGCCTGGGCGTACGCGGCGGCCAGGTCAGCCAACACGATGTCATCGACGTTAAGCGGCGACTGCTCGATGAGCTGGAGAGAAAGAACCTGGGCACCAGCCAGCGTGATAACCGGCGAGTTGACGGACGTCGTGGTGAGGTCAGTCTGGGAAATTGCCTGGTTCTGCGTGGCCTGCTGGGCGACAGTCGTACCGGTCGCAACCTTGGGGATGTTAATCGAGTCGGTACCGGCCGGAAGCGGCTGGGTCGGGACCAGGTTACCGGTAATGCGACCAGGGCGGGCCAGCTTCACAAACTGGCTTTCCAGCCACAGGGGCGGCACAAACTCTCCACCGGCCCCGTTAACCGTGGTGATACCGACCGAAGAGCGCTCTTCGGCGCGAGCCTTGTTATTCCGGCGGAGTCGGTCCAGCGCGTCAACATCGCCGTTCTGGCGCGCATTCCACATGTCGCGGAAATACGACTTCCCGCCAACACCAGACCGGTAAATCTCCGGCTCGGTCACCGTGGCGCCAGCCTTGGGCGCGTACTTGCGCTGAAGCTCCGCCGCAGCCTCATCGGCGCGCACCTGGGCGTCCAGCTCCGCCATACGCTCGTCAAGAGCCTTAATCTCAGCCTCGCCAGCGTCGAACGCCGCGCGCTGGTCCTCGGTAAAGACCTGGTCGCCGCCGCGTGCCTCATCCAGCAGCGCGTCAAGCTTGGCCCGCTCAGCAGAACGCTTAGTCGCCAGGTCGGCGATCATGGAACGCTTGTCCATGGGTAATACTCCTAGGTTCGATTCCTTGGGGAAATCGCCCAGGTGGTGCCCCGTGTAGCTTGGGGTCCGGCGTAGGCTCCAGCTAGTAGATTTACTACCTGGTCACAGGTTCAGTGCGCGGAGTCGCGCGTCATACAGCGAAAGGTCGCCGCTCCGCTTGGCATCATCGGCAGCGTGCAAACCGTCGACCTCCGGCGCCAGCTCAAGGCCAGCAGCGCGGAGAGCTTCCGCCAGTCGCTCACGAGACAGCGAACCATCCGTAAGAGCGCTGCGCAGACTGGTAAGTCCGGCAGTGTGCGGATTGGCGCCATAATTCACAATGGAGACATCGCCCTTATTGAGGTTCACCTCTGTGATGTCTCGCTGCGTGTAGTCCGGCGACCACTCCTGGCGCGTGACGCGGAAAGCAAACGACATTTCGTCAAGGTCACCGCGCTCCATAGCACTGCGGATGTTCCGCACGTCGCCGTTAGCCGGGTCTAGATCCGCCTCAACATGCAGTCCGGTGGAGTCCTCCGCCAGCCGCATAGTACCGGACTTAGTCCGCGCCAGCGTCATACCGGAGTGATTCAACTTGAACGGCACATCGGCCGCTTCCGCCAGGGTCTTGGAAAACGCACCCCGCCGGATTACCTCGGTATAGTCACCAAGCCAGTCTTCCATTTCATACGCCGACTCAGTAACGGACGCGTAGCCGGTAAAGCGGAGCGAGCCGCCCTCCAGCTCGCGTAGCTCCATACCCTCAAACGGGCGAGAACGGTCCTCGCGGACGCCACGACGCTCAGCGCGGCTAGAGAAATCAGTCATTAAAGCACGGCTCCCAAAGCATCGGACTTTTGCGCACTGGGCGATGCCCCGTTGTCCTTAGTCAACGCTGGCGCAGATGAATTAAGCGGGGCGGCGATGTCGTCCCCACCATCGATAGGCGCATAATTCTCAAGTGCGCGAATCTCGTTGGTGGTGAGGATTCCGGCCGAACGGGCGGCGGAATAGACCGCATACCTTCCCGCTGTATCCGTACGGAGCAACGCGTCTGCGTTGAACCGCGCACTCTGGGGCTTGGGAAGCATGGCGGACCACGCATCCTCGAAACGTCCCAGCCACGCGCTCAGCGTGTAGGCCAGGAAGCCCAAACCTTGCTGCTCGATGCCGGTACCCCAGGACGTCGTTTTATCCGTCTGGCCCAACATATGCGGCGGGATACCGAACAACATGGCGATATCCATATTTTGCGCGGCGCGCGTACCAAGGAACTGCGCATCTTCCGGCGAAATAGAAATGGGCTTCCACTTAGCCCCGCCGCTGAGCACGCCGACAGTATGGGAATTCTTCAGCCCACCATGCGACGCCGTAAAGTTTTCCTTGAGCTGTCGCGCTCGCGCTGCGTCTAGGTCGGCGTCGACTTCCACAACGCCAGTCATGTGGGCGCCCTCACCAAAGAACCTGGCGCCAAATTCCTCAGCGGCCAGGCCAAGGCCGATTGCCTGGCGTGCGTAAGAGATCACGCTTATGCCAGTCGGCGACTCCGGAAAGCCCATGCCCATGATATGGACGATGTCTCCGGCCGGAACCGTGATGCGGTCGACCTTGTAAGTGCGGAGACCATCCGCGTCAAACTGGCAGTCGATACGGTCCGGATGCAGCACGCGGAGCCGTACGGGCCTGTCTCGGCTGTCTCGCGCGACCACAGCGCAGTAGGCATTGCCGCGCAGCAAGAGCGACACCATGAGCTGTGAGAAACCCTGGCGACGCGTGGCCATAGCCGTACTGGTGGAGCCGCCGAAAGGGTCGGCGATGATAACCGGCGGAGGCTCGATGGTCTTCCGGATCTCCCCATCTGCCTTGACGGCATCGAACGGCAAGCCGCTTACGGCATCGCTCAGCAGCCGGACCGACGATGCGACGGCAAGTAGCTGCATCGCCGTGTCGTCGGTTACCGGGATGCCGGATGCCGTATACGCGGCCAGGCTGCCGTTAGTCGGAATCGACCACGGATCGCCCCCGCCGGATGGCGCATAGAAGCGCTTGGCAGTGCCAGCAGCGCGCTTAAAGAGGCTCATTCAGCCATCCCCCAACTGAGCGCCAGCAGACCAATCCCAGCGACCACCAGGCCCGCTATCGGCGTCCACAGCCAGCCAGCAGCGGCCAGCAGCGACAGTCCCGACACGTCAAGTGCGCGGCTAATCGCTCCGCGACCCAATCGCCTCATTCCGACTCCCTACAGTTCAGCCCAGTTGAAGAACTGGGGTATGGGCGCTATTTCCGGCTCAATACAAGCTCGCTCCAGCGCCATCACTGCGGAAACGGCAAGGTCGATTTTCCGGGGCGATCCTTTCGCATCCTTGGACAGTCGGCTACCACGTGAATCCGTGCGGAGTACGCAGTTAGCCAGGTGGCGCGCTAGCCGCTGGTCGCCGCTGTGTGTCAGTGTCTTATTGAGTACAGCCTCGTAAAACCGCTGTGTAGCCGGAACCATGCGCGACGGCGACTGGGGAAACTCCACAATGGGCAGACCCTCAGATTCAAGAATCTGGTAGGTGCGCGCCCAGCGGAAAGGGTCACAGACGATTTCCCGCACTTGCCAGCGGCGGCATGCTGCCCGGATCTCCGCTTCAACGTCGACAATCGGCACTGACCAGTCGTTGCCAGCTTCCTGGGGCTTTTCCCAAGCGGCCACGACGTCCACATGGGGCTTGTCATCCTCGCCAGCGGGGCAAGAGACGACCACCAGCGCTGTAGAGTCGTTGTTGAAAGATCCGTCAAAGCCAAGGATGACTTCCGCG